AGATGCAAGGGGATCATTTGATATTGCAAGAATTCGTAATAATCTTGGTCAAAACTCTGGATTCAGACAGGCTATGGAGAAGTTGAATCCACAAGGCTTGGCAATACTGGATGATATTATTGAGCTCCACGACAGGGCACTCGGAAGATTAGATATAGACTTCCGTATCACAGGTATGCCCCAGAACTTTAATATCGATACTACTCTCAACAGACTGTACGCAACATCAGCAGGTCGCTCAAGCCCTCGTTGGCTACTCCTAAGTTCTCTAGTACAGCAGGGTCGTATTCAAGGTATGGCACACATACGAGCTATGGTTCAAGACCCTAAATTAGGACGTAAGCTAATTGAACTGATTAAGGCTGGTAAGGTACCGGCTGAGAAAGAGTCGATGCAACTAGCTAGTACACTTGCGTACTGGCTCGCAAGAGATGCGGTACTGTATAATGAGAAGTACAAGCCGGGGGTATTGGCAAGAATGGTGAGTGATGCCCCCACAATTACTCAAATGGGAGATACAGACCGTCAATTAATTAACGCTCCCGGAATACAATATGAGCCCATAGAAGAGCAAGGCTTTGAAGGGTACTATGCAGGTATTAACTTAAAATATCAACGATCATTACTGGAGAAACGATGATGAAAAATTATTACAACGGACCAAAGGGTATGCGCTACGGCGGTATGTCCCGTAAACCTATGATGTACGGCGGAACTACAAGTAAAAGCAAGAAAAAGAAAATGATGGCAGGTGGTATGGCAAAAAACTCGACTGAAATGTCAGCGCCCGCACCAATGACCGCCGCTGCGAACATGGTGATGCCACAAAAGATCTAAACTTCTATAAAAACTTAAAGGGTTGGGCTTTTCCCGGCCGACGAAAGGGCGCTAGTCTTACTGGCGCCCTTTAGTTTTATGGGATGGGGTTTTTTTATTTTCTACCGAAGCGTTTGTACCACAACCAAGCATGTAACTTGCCCGAGTACTTACTCAATAGTGTAATCGGGACGCTGTGCCAGAACCAGTGATTGTATCTCATAAATGGTCTATTCCTCGTAAGGTTTGTCGTTGTCTATGCGGCGCTTTAATCCGTACCCATCGTAGTACCACACACGATTTTTAGGGTCGAGCGGTATATGCGGCATGTCAAAAGGTAGCTCAAGCTGTACTTCTTCAAGTTCGATCTTAGGTTTGGACGTACCCATACGCCTTCTCCATGACTTCACTGCCCGCTGTTTTCAGGTAGCGTAATAAGGATGCAATCTGGAAGGTACCATCAAAGTCTGGAGCTTCCTGCTTCATAGTTTCTGTAAACAGATCAGGATCTACATAATCCATTTCAAGTTTAACATCCCCGTTTCTCGTTAGGCCGCACTGAAGAGTAAACAGTGCATCTATCTTTGTTGTTGGTTTTTGTTTCATGCCTCAATCTTTTTAAGCTGGTTAATGGGAAGGTTGTAGCAGTCGGCACGGAATATGAAACCGTTCGACGGGTCTACATCGCCACGAGTGTAGCGAGTAGCTTTGGTGTAGAACTCGGACTTCTCTATTAAACCTAGTATCCACGCACGACGCATGTTATGAAGTACACGTACAAAGACGTAATCGTCGCAGTCTTGATCTGAGCCGTGTGCCGCGACAGAACAGTCGTAATGCCCTTGAGGGATGCTGTCACACCGCTTAGTCTTAACGTCGATACGACGCCCATCATGTACGAGATCGTAGTGATAGGTATTGGAGAATTCGGCGTTAAGTACTCGCTGTACAAGTACTTCACCGACGGAACCAAGCGTGTTGCTCTGACCGTTTGTTATGCTACCTGCAAGTATTGGCATGTTGGATGCCCGTTTGCCAGCTTCTACAAGTATGTCTTCTGTAATATCAATCGCTATCATCTTCTAATGCCTCTATGTAATCGGGATACACAAATACAGGGGTGCCTTCTCCGACATACGCACCAAGTATGTTGTACTCGAAGTACTCGAGAGCATCAACCGTATTCATTCCGTGCTCTTGGACGAGAATGTCGATGCACTTTGATGAATCGTACACGAGGATGTTGGGGGCACCACAACGGCACCCTAGTCCAATTATAGCATCATCAAAGCCATCGACTTTCATCATCGTATTTATTCCGCCGCAACTATGTCAACAATCTCACAGGCACCTGCAGAACAAGCCAATTCACGATTACCGTTAGTTGTGTCGTGTGTCTCGAACTGCCCCATATCCATCCAATCTATATCCTTTGGCATGGTCATGTCAACATTAATTATGTTGCCTTCAGGGGTTTCTATTCTTTGGAACTTGCCGTCATACTCTTCTTTTGTGATATCTTGGTACGGAGCTTGCTTGTACGTGTGATCGCTGAAGGGCAAGAACGAGATACCGCTAACCAGATCGAAATGCTCGTACACCCAAGCACCAACCTCGAGCCACTCGTGCTCTTTGACACTGATCGTCACGGACGGTTTGTGCTCGCACCAGTGCATAGCGTACACTTTCCACAGCTCAAGTTGTTCGATAGCTGTCATGTCATTACGGCATGTAGCGCCTTCTGGAGAACGTGTGATGAAGCTAAACACAGTCGTATTGTCAGGCTTCATAACGTCAGGCTCATTAGGTACGCCCTTGTTAATCAAGAACTGTGTGAGCGGATCTTTGTTATCTCCGCGTACAGTACGTACATAATAGGGGTTGTGACGGGCGTGAATACCACTAGCAGAGTCTGTTAACTGGGACACAGTACCTGATGGCTTGACACACGTAATGGCTGTGGATGGGTTAATACCGATCTGCTCTGCCACGTACGCATTCTGGGTCACAGCGGCTTGGCGCATCTTAACCAACCAGCGATGTGAATCTACCGTCTTAGATAGTACAGAATGGTCCATAATACCCGTGAGTGAAACCCCGAGAAGACGCTCTTCTGCTGTGTTGTTCTCCCACACTTTACGTAGGTACTTGAAGTTTGTCAGCGTAGACTGAAACGTACCGAGAGTTGTTGCAAGACGTACCTTATGCGTAAGAGTATCAATAGTATCTGTAGCGCGTACGACCACTTCTGATAGGTTACAGAACTGGTACGGACGAAGGATAATCTCTGAACAGGGGTTGCACCCGAACTCGTGATCCCCGTCACGGCGACCATTCTCAAGTACTTTCTGACGGGCGGCGTCTCTATTGAAGATGCCCCGCTCTCCGCTCTTACTATCGTACAGAGAGAGCCACTCTTTCATGAACGTACCGATGTCTGGGCGTTTCGAGTACGAGACAGAGTTATTGGCGAGGGCACGTTGTCCGTTGTCCTCCCACCACATGCCCGCTTTGGCGTGTGCCATCTCACGGTTCGATAGATCAGATAGACTGATAAGGGCAGAACGACGTACACCGCCTACCACAACAATCTCACCGATCTTGCACATGATGTCGTGGCACTCAAGAGCAGAAAGACGACGACCCGCCGCTTTCTTGAAAATGTTGATCGTAAAGTCACATAGCTCTAGGAGAGGTTCAGGGCCCGATGCACGACCTCCCATAGTCTTCAAGCGCTCACCTGCAGGACGTACGGCGGATACGTCGATAGAAGGTACCTGTCCTGCGTACAAAAGAGAGATAAGCTCGCGGTATGAACGTGCCCATCCGCTGCGGCTGTCCGCAACGTGTACGACAGTGGGAGACTTTTCAAAGTGTTCGTTAACGATAGGTAGCCTACCGACGTTAGACTCCTCAACAGAGAATCCTACACCCGTACCGCACATCAAGATGTACATGCACTCATCGAATGCACGAGGGCTGTCAACAGGTACGTACGAACAGTTGTATCCGACGATATTGTCACGCTCAAGGGCGGGGCCTGCAGTCATCAGGCAACGCATAGACGGCATGATATCAAGATTAAGAACAGCCTCCTCCAACTCTTCTCGGAACTTTTTATTCAGTTTATAATTATGGTTGTCCAGCAGATGCTTCTCCATAAAGTTGAAGTACCGAGCAACGGTTTCTTCCCACGTCTCACGGCGGTTCTGTTCAGGTAGCCATCGAGCGTAGCGCGACTTATGGATGAATTGTTGGTAGACGGTTGGTAATCGATTAGATATCATGACATTATGCCTCCTCTTTCTTTTCTTCGATTTCGATTAGTTTAGTTAAGTACCACTGAGCTTTACGTAAATCCTCAAGCCCATTTTTATACTGCCAACGCCAAAGGTACTTCATGACATTGCCTTGTAGGTAGTTGATGAAACCGTCACCAAGAGCGGCCTCGATTGCATCGATACACTCGATTCCTGATTGATTGTAGTGTGAGGGTTTGTTTACAGGGTCGCTCATTGTTTCGGACCAAAGTTAACACGAATAATGTTATCGTCGCCTGCTTCAAAAGAGAGACCTGCCTCTTCGGTTGCAGTTCTCTTGAACTTGTCGAACTCAACAGCGGCAGCTCCGTATGCAAACACATTCTCTACGTCTGTATTGAGCATTGCAAGAAGCCCCTGCATAACAATCTCAGCAGGATGCGGGTATCCTTCCTCATCTAGCTTACCCTCTGTTGTATCGTACAGAGTTACTGCAAACGTCTCTTCACCTGTAGGACGTACGACCATGTAGTACCGATCAGGGAGTAGAGTAGCACGCTCCATCTCGATTGCCATTTCAAATTCATCTTTCATTAAACCACTCAACAGGTACGCTACCTTCTGCCCACATGAAACCGTGCTTCTCGCACCACATGGCATAGGTCGTCTTACTGCCCTTTCTAATTTTGTTACGCGCTCTCATAAACACGAATCGTATATCTATATCAGGATTCTGTTTCTTGATCAAGAGGTGTTTTGCGCGATCTGCAGTATCAAACTTTCCTTTCGCCTCAACAAAGAATCCGTACTCGGGGAACCAGAAGTCAGGCGTGTAGTTCTTTATCTTCGGCTGATACGGTACTTTATGTGTTTCGTACTCATAGTTAACTTGGGCCTCAGCAAGTTTCCTAGCGAGGCCCAACTCGAAGTCTGATCTGAATTTGTGTCTGTGTGAACTCAAGTCGGAATCTCCAGCGATATGGGCGAGAAATTGTTCAGCAGTAGGTCTAATCGCTTTAACACGTATCCTGCCATCTTTGGGGACGACCTTTCTAAATATGTAATCTGCTCTTGTATCTTTTGAGTTG